ATGTTCCAAATCAACCGCGAGTCCAACAGTGTGATCGCTTTGGACAAACGCAGCTTCTCTGAATTGAAGTTTACCGAACGCAAACACCTTCAGGAGTGGATTGATCAATACCCTGGGATATTAGGAGAGAAATTGCTAATAATCCAAAAAGAGTTTGACGGGTTTTCAGACACATCAGAACGGCTTGACCTTCTCGCGTTAGACGAAGAGGGCCGCTTAGTGATCATTGAAAACAAGCTGGACGACTCTGGAAGAAACGTTGTTTGGCAGGCGCTCAAGTATGTATCGTACTGTGCCAGCCTGTCGAAAAATGAAATCAGAGACATATACCAGCAGTATCTGAATAAGTACAAGGGTGGCGGAGATGCGGGCATAGCCATTGCCGATTTTTTTGAGTGTCTTGATTTCGACGAGGTAAAAATCAATGCCAGTGAGTCCGATCAACGAGTGGTCCTGGTTGCCGCCAACTTCCGTAAGGAAGTCACCTCCACCGTTCTTTGGCTTCAGAAACATGCCATCGATGTGAAATGTATTCGGGTGACACCTTATCAAAAGGGCGAGGAGTTGTTTTTAGATACCGAGCAGATACTTCCGCCGCCGAGTACCGAGGAATACCAGATCAAGCTTGGGCTAAAGAAACGGGAAGAACAATATGCGCAAGAGGAAATTACTGACCGTCAAAAGCTCCGGTATAGGTTTTGGACTTTCGCTTTGCCTAAACTGGTCGTAGAGGCTGGGATATATCAAAACATCTCTCCTACGAAGGATTGCTGGATTACAGGCTCAAGTGGCCATTCTGGAATAGGCTTCAACTCAATTATTCTGATGAACGGCGCTCGAGCAGAGGTATTTCTCGGTCTATCAAACCGAGAGGATAACAAGCGTCTGTTTCAAAATCTAGCAGCACAAAAGGATGTGCTTGAAGCGCAGTTTGGCGCACCCCTTGACTGGGATGAACTGCCAGAAAAAATCGGTTGCAGAATTTCGATTTCAATTAGTGGCATCGACATGTCCGATGAGCATAATTGGCCGACACTTGTCGGTTTCTTGGCAAAAAACATTAAGCGTCTCAGGGACGTATTTGCAAAGCCAATCAATGATGCATTGCAGGCAAAAAAATAGAAGCATCGTTGCACAACTCACCTGCACCATTACCGTGCCATGGCCATAACTTTTTTCTGGTTTAACCTCTCCGCCATCTTAATCGCTGCCTCCTGCTCCTTCTTGTCCGTCAGATGCGCATAAACCTTCAAAATCATGGTCTGGTCGGCATGCCCCATCCACTTCATGGCGGTTTTCAGATCCACATCCGCCTCCCAGAGCATCGTAGCGAAGGAATGCCGGAAGTCGTGCGTGCGGATATGCACTTCCCGCCAGGGCGGCAGCGCGCCTCCAGCTTCGATCATGGCCAGGTCATCTTTCGTCTTGCCGTACCAGCGCCGGTTGCGGTCGCCGTTGGCGATTTCCTCCAAGCAGCGCAGGTAGCTGGCCCACTTGCGGCGGAGGCCGACGCGGGTCATGTGGCCGCCTTTGCCGGTGGTCAGCAGTAGGCCGTGCTTGCCCCACAGTGCCGCGCGCAGGGGGTCGAACAGCGGTATGGTGCGCACGCCTGCCTCGGTCTTTGGATCGCTCAACATGGCCTTGTTTCCGTCGAATACGACGGCCTCGCGCACGTGGATCGTGCCACGTTTGAAATCCACATCCCGATCCACGTTGAAGGCCAGCATCTCGCCGCGCCGAAGCCCGGCGTAGAGCATCAGCATGGCAGCCGGCGCGAATTCATGCCGGTTCAGGGATGCCTGCACCAGATCGCGCTCCCACTCCAAAAGTGCCCGGTGGGATCCGGCCGTGCCATCGGGAACAGATACGCTGCTGGTGACAGGGCTGCGGATGATAATGCCATCCTCAAAGGCAGAGCGGAACATCCCGGTCACCAGCTGCCTGTACTTGCGGATGTAGGATTTGCTTTTCCCCTGCAGGCGGTTAAAATCGGCGGAAATGTCGGTAGCGCAGATGGTTTGTAGCGGTATACCCGCAAAGTGGCTCACAAAAATGTTCATCATCCGGGCGTATTCGTTATAGGTGTTCTTGCTCACGTTCGCTTTGGCAATGGGCAGCCATTTTGCGGCGTAGGTGTTCACGGTGGTGCCCCGGGCTTCTGCTTTCAACCCCTCTGCCTTGGCGCGCTTATAGGCGTCCCTGGCGGCGAGCGCTTCCTTCTGGGTGCGCCCAAGAAAATAACGGTCATCACAACGGCAAATATAGCGTCCGTCAGGGCGCTGTTTCAGGCTCTGTCTGGGCATAGGCGAGGCTCCTTTGCGGTGTTGTGTTTGCGGAGCCTCTGCTATATAATGGTATAGCAAAGCTCCGCTTGTTGATAGCCGGTGGTGGTTTTGCATCCGCCCCGTTTCCTGTTCCAGCAGGAGGCGGGGTTTTTAGTATCATGCGACAATTTGCCCGCAATAGCAAGCAATTTCAGCGATAACCGAGCACTTTCCCAACGATGAAGAGGCGTTCGTGCTCGCCTACAACGATATCCTTATGTTTCGGGTTGTCCGATTGAAGGATGATCTGCTCGCCCCTGCGGGAGAAGCGCTTGCATAGCGCGCCGTCATCGATCATAAAAATGCCGATCTGGCCGTTTTGCACTTCAGGCTGCTTGCGCACAAACACGATCGTACCATCCGGGATGGTGGGCTGCATGCTGTCGCCTCGGATGCGAATCCCGAAATCCGCCCCAGCGGGTATCTCGCTGCAAGGGAACTCCATGCGCTCGTAGTCATCCTCCGCCGATAGGGGGATGCCAGCTGCTGCCGGAAAGGTGTATACCAGCATATCGCAGGTGGCCACCTCGGGCTTGAAAAGTGGATCGGGTTGAACGTGAGGGATGCCAAGGACGGCGCAGGCAGCTTCCTGTGTGGGGCGGATGGCGGAGGCGTAGGCATTAAGGAGGGGTTCTCCCCATAAACTATTTTTTTCGTAGCCACCAAACGCTCGAAGCTTCATGCTATCTGACATTTCATCTTGGTACAGAAAATTTGCATCAACGTTCAAACAATCCATCAAAGCTATTAAGGTCTTTTCGTTTGGACTACTCAAGTCAATTTCATAGTTACCAATTGTCCCCTTAGAAACACCAACCAATCTAGCCAGCGCTTCTTGAGAAAGGCCTTTATTCAGGCGTGCTTCCTTGATGCGCTTTCCAATGCCCATAAGATCACCTTCCTATCACAGCTGAATAGTAACACAACATTCTTGAACAGTCAAGAAATTAGATCAATAAAATTGAGAAATGCGTATTGACTTCTCAAATATATTGATCTATAGTATGCGTGTGGTCAATATTCTTGAGAATTGGAGGAGCGAGAATGCAAAGTCGAGAGCCATCAATCGTTGCGATGAATGTTAAGCGAATCATTGCAAGGAACGCATGGAAACAAGGCGCAATCGGGCAAAGAGCGGGATATCCGCCCAAAGTTTTCAGCGCAATGCTCAATGGAAACCTGAAAATCCACATCGAGGACATTCCTCGCATTGCGGATGTATTGGGTGTAACCCCAAACGACCTGTTCTGCCGAGAGCAGAACGCCAGCTAACCAGAAAGGATGGGGAAACCATGGAAAACGAGCGTCAATTTGCGATTGTCGACTTCGAGGGTTTAGCTACCATTGATGAACGATTGGTGCGCGTCATGAAAGCACGTGGCGAACTGGAAGCGGCACTGAGAGACTTGGGGATCACTCGAATTGGTTTTACGATTCAATTCAAGCAGCAGAAGGAAGAGCCCGTCAGTGGATCGCTTCGCCAATGCGGTAGGCGATGTGATGCTGTGGCACCGCTGGATGCTCAGTAATTATGAAAGCTACCGCAAACGCTACTTCGATGCGGTGGATCAGTCGCTGCCGGTATCCATCGCCCGTAGCCGCTACGAAATGGAGGATGTGATGCGCCTGCATGACCGCGTGGAGCGCGACGCGCTGGATGGCGCGATTGATGATCTGCCCCTGAAGCATGCGGATGCCTGATATCGTTCCGCACTACTTCAGTGAGGTGAAATGATGAATCCTCGTTTTGTGGTTGCATTCTTCCTATTCGCAAGCGCTGTACCGTGGCTGAGCAGAGCACTGGCCATAAACGAAACCATTAAGTCAAGCAGACTTCCGGTATCGGCAATCATTTGCATTCTGTTCAGCGGGTTATGCAGTTTGTTGGCTGGCATTGTGGCTTCGGCAATCATTTGAATAGGGTCAGTATCCATTGTTTTATCGGTGCATTGTTATCGACCAAAACACCGATGATGAATGTGATGGCACTTGCTACAACACCAAGGATGCCAATAACCCATTCTCGGATTGCCGCACTGCGTTGCCACTTCTCCTGCCGTTCTTCTGCCAGCTGATCCTTGATCGCTTGCGCCTCTTTCTCAGCCTGCATCGCCTTTGCATCGGCAATGGAACGGTCGTGTTGAGATAAGAAGTCATTACCTTTGACCGTCATCCTGACAGCCTTGGGAAAGAAAGTTGTGTAACCAGAGCCACCACCAACGCTAATATCGCACGACTCAATCAGTTTCGAATCGCGGAGCATAATTAAACGCTTACGCGCTTCTTTATCCACGATTGGTGAGTTTAGAAGCAATTTCTGATTGGGCGAGTCAGCAATAACCCTGAGCAGGCTGATGTTTTCAGTAGAGATATCAAAATCCGGCATGTTGATCAGCTCCAGCATGAAGATATTCCCATTCTACAACAACCATAACGCAAACGCAAAGCGAACAAACGGGAGGTGATCCCCATGGTAACCCTGCTGGATGCCAGCGAAGTGCAAACCCGCCTGCGGCTGCGTAGCCGTACTAAAACCCTTGAAATCATGCGCCGTTTGCCGCACATCGACCTTTCGCCTGCCGGGTCAAAAAAGCGGAACCTCCGCGTTACCGAGGATACGCTGGATGCCTATTGTCGGGGGCGGCTGAACCTGGACGAGCGTAACGTGATCCCCATGCCGCAAAAGCCGGCGCAGAAACGGCAAAACCAGAAACTGAACCCAGAGTTTGTCGCGTACAGGAGGTAATGCCCATGAAAATTCCCGATCGCTATGGTCGCTGGGAGCGTGCGCCCGGCTCCTTGCATTGGTTCTGTAAATCCCTGCCGGGCTGGTGTGTATCCGGCACGTTCGGCCCAGACTCGCGCGGTGTGTACCGCAGGCGGTTTTTTGCCCAGTATCGTGGCGTCACGGTTGGCGAAGTGCTCCCGGCAGAAACGCCCGAGCGTGTGATGGATGAACTGGACGATCTGCTGGGGCGCGCGTATCGCTCGCCCAAATATGTACGCGGCCTGCGGGCGGTGGGCGATGCGTGAAAGGAGGAGTGCCCATGTTTCATGAACCCGGCGTAGTGCCGGGAAGCCGACCGTCCTTTGCGGAGCGGCGCATCCTGCCGCTGTTCTCCGATCATCGCTGTCTGGCGGCCGCCGCACTGGTAACAGCACTGCTGTTCGCCCTGCCGTTGCTGTCGCAGGCCATGGCGGAGGAAGCGCAGCCGACCACTATGTATGTGGTGGGCGTGAAGAGCTGGCTTAACGGGCGGGCGGAACCCGACATGGACAGCAACGTGGAGGCTCGCTTCACGCTGGGCACGGATGTGGCGGTGTACGAGGTATCCGGCCAGTGGGCAAAGGTAGCCGGCGGCGAGAGCGGCTATGTGTGGTGCTACATGGACTATTTGACCAGCGAGAAACCAAGCGATAAGACGCAAAAAAGCCCAGTATATACAGTGAAATCTAACGGACGTGTGAACGTGCGCGATACCCCTGATATGGATGGGGATCATGTACGCTGGCTGGAGGATGGCGATACCGTGCAGGTGCAGAGCTGGTATAACGGCTGGGCATACATCGGCGATGGTTATGTGCTGGGCATGTGGCCGGGCGGCGGGCTGGAGGCGGTCGAATGAGACCGATGAAAAAAGGACCCGCGTTGCAGCGCGAGCCCACATGTTGAACCCCAGATGCTCATCAAAGGATTCGGTTTATTTTACCACATGCAAAGGAGAACGTACAGATGAAATCTACCGGTATAGTTCGCAAGCTGGACAACCTGGGCCGCATCGTGCTACCGATCGAGATGCGAAAGACCATGGGAATTGGCATCAAGGACGGAATTGAGATATTCGCCGATGGCAATACCATCGTGCTGCGCAAGTACGAAGCCGGTTGCATCTTCTGCGGAGAGGCACGGGATACCATGCTGTTTCGCGGGAAGCGGGTGTGTGGTTGCTGCATGCAGCAGATGCACAGTGAAACCAAGGGGGAATCCTGACATGGCCTCCTGGATCTGCAAAGGTTGCGACTTGTACCGCCCACAGCACCCGAAGTTGCTGGGCAGAGAGTGTGCAGCGCTGAAGAAATGCACCGAGAACGATCGCTGTGGTGTGAGGATGCCGCCCATTACCAACGAAGAACGGCGGAGGCAGGCGGATCAGGAATCCAGGGAGACCAAGCTTGGCAGCCTGTTTGACGGCAGCGGCGGCTTCCCGCTGGCGGGTGTGCTGAACGGCATCACGCCGGTGTGGGCTTCGGAGATCGAACCGTATCCCATTGCCGTGACCCGCTCCCGCTTTCCAGGCATGAAACACCTTGGCAGTGTTACAGAGATCAAAGGTGACGGCATAGAGCCTGTTGACATCATCACGTTCGGCTCGCCGTGCCAAGACTTATCCATCGCTGGAAACCAGAAGGGCCTTGAAGAAGGTAAACGTTCCAGCCTGTTTTTTCAGGCGGTGCGTATCATCAGGGAAATGAGGGAAGCCACCCATGGAGTATATCCAGCTTTCGCTGTTTGGGAAAATGTTCCCGGTGCTTACAGCTCCCACAAGGGAAACGACTTCCGTCTTGTCCTCGAATCGTTGGCAAGAGTATCCGACCCAGCGGTTTCAATCCCTCTGCCTGAAAAAGGCAGGTGGCAGCGATCAGGCGAGATCGTGGGCGACGGATGGTCTGTCGCGTGGCGCACACTCGATGCTCAATTTTGGGGAGTGCCCCAGCGCCGTAAGCGAATCTACCTTGTCGCAGATTTTGGTGGCGAACGCGCCGGGCAGATACTCTTTGAGCGCGAAGGCGTGCGCGGGGATCCTGCGCCGGGCGCAGAAGCGTGGGAAGGCGCTGCCGCCGATGCTCCGGGAAGCGCTGGAGGAAGCAGTGGCGCTGACCGACTGATCGCCTTTCACGCCCAGCAGGACCCGATCAGCAGCGAAGCTTACACGCCTTGCCTTGGTGGGCAGGGTCAGGCTACGGTGGATGTGGTGTACCCGCTGGTTGCCCGCACGCTGGAGGCACGGCATGATTCCTCGCCTTGCATTGATCGGGGGCAGAACCTCATTTGCATCCACGACAAGGCGACCCGCCATCAGGGCGGAGGCGATACGCGAAACGATGACGGTGGCGGAAACGGCCTTGGTGTGGCGGAGGATGGCGTGCAGTATACGCTGACCGCCGGTGACCGGCACGCGGTGTGCTTCATGGCCGGGCAGGGCGCAAAAGCCGGTTCCATCGCGGCGGCAGAGGAGCTGTCACCAACCCTCAAGGGATGCCCCAGCGGCCTGAACACAGCGCCCAGCGTTGTGTATCCGTACACAGCGGGCACGCTGCGTGCCAGCGCGGACGCGATGCGCATTCCGCAAGCCGGAAGTGAGGATTTGCTGGTGTGCCACCAGACGGCATGCGGCACGCTGGATGCTACCAGCATGCGTCACACAGGCGGCATGAAGAACGAAGCCGACCTGATCGTGTGCCATAGCATTGATTGCCGAAATCACTGCCTGTATGAGGAACTGAGCGGAACACTTCAAGCCAAGCCGGGCGGCGGGCAATCGCTCAACTTTACCAACCCGGTTGTATACAGTTGCGGTAATGGCCAGCTCAACACGGCCTGCGCGCCGCTGTCCCAGCAGGCCAAGGCGCTGGATTGCATGCATGATCAGCAGATCGTGCTGCACGAAACCCCGCCCGACTTCTGTACGTATCAGGAAACGGCAGGCGCGCTCTGTGCCAACAGCCATCCAGGCAGCTACACAGGGCAGGATGCCTATAACGACATGCTCGTTGCCGGAACATCGCCAAACCCAGCGCGGCGATTCGTGGTTCGCCGCCTCCTGCCCGTTGAATGCGCCCGGTTGCAAGGCTTCCCGGATGCGCACGGCATTCCAGTGCCATATGATGGCGATGATGCTTTCTGGGCCCAGGTGCGCGTGACCCAGCGGCAAGTGGCGGGGCGGTCCCCGCTGCCAGAGGCCGCGCTGAAGCCGAACAACTTACGTCGCTGGTATAACCGGCTGCACAACGACAGCGCCGAATACCGCATGTGGGGCAACGGTATTGCACTCCCGTGTGCGGCGTTTGTGCTTGGTCGCATCGTGGATCCTATCGGAAGGGAGGCAATTCACAATGGCGCAAAGTGAAACCGTCCCGCTTCGCAAGCCCTACCCGCTGGTGATCGGACGTGCCGAATGCTCCTACAACCTTTGGGGATACCTGTGCGAGCGGTACGGCGTGAACCCATCCGATACGGTGCAGCTGGTGCTCACGGAGCCGTCCAGATTGGCGGAGGCATACAGGCAGGCGTCCACTAGAAAAACCTCCACATAAGACAAAGCGCTGTCGGCTCACACCCGGCAGCGCTCATCCCAAGGATACACGGTCAATCGCACAAACTGACCACGCTTCCATTTTAACAGAAGGAGCGTGGTGCGTCAATCACAGGCGCTTTTGGGCGCGTATGCGGCCTCGTAATAGGTATTAGATTTGCGGCGAACCCACCACACCGGATGATAGTTCATCACTCCATCAGATGCACGCAGGCAGGCGGCATAGCCGCCCGGCGCGCCCGCAGGCGCGAGCAGTGGTGCTTATGGGGTCCGGGGCCGAAGCCCCGGCGGGGTGAGGGGCAGCGCCCCCTGATGAGCTGGGGAGGGGTACCATGCGGATTTCAGCGGACAACTGGTTGGAGCTTTTTGATGTGGAAGGGATGGCACATGAGGACTGGATGCCACCCCGGGCATTCAAGGCGGAAGGCACGGTGCTCGGATACCGATCGAAAACCATTCGTTCGGGGAATCAGATCGAGGTGATGTCCTACCCGATCTGGTCGACCGCGCCCACGCTGCCCGATGGCGCGCAGGTGAAAAAGTCGGCGGCGGCCATCGCCCGGGCGAACGCCGAAAACGCCCGGAAGCACTTCGAGCGGAAAATGAATGTCAACTTCTGCGATCGGGATTACCGCATAGATCTGACCTATGCCGATGACTTTCTGCCGGATGCCGCCCAGGCGCAGCGCGATGTGCAGAACTACCTGCGGCGGGTCAAGTACGCTTGCCGGAAGCAGGGACTGCCACAGCCCAAGTACATGGGCGTATCCGAGGGAAAGCGCGAGGGTAGCCGCCAGAAGCGCGTGCATCACCACATTGTGATCAGCTGCGGCCTCTCCCGTGATGAACTGGAATCCATCTGGAAGAAGGGGCGCGTCAGGACGGATCGCCTGCAGGCCGATCGCTTCGGCTACACAGCCCTCGCGCGCTACCTCATGAAAGAGCCGGAAGGCGCGAAACGGTATTTTTGCAGTAGGAACCTTCGGGAGCCGACCGTTACCGTATCCGATACCAAGCTGAGCATCCGCAAGGCCGAGCGCATCGCGCAAGCGGTGGAGGAAAGCGCACCCGCCATCTTCGAGCGGCTCTACCCCGGCTGCGAGTTTTTGGATTGTCAGGTGAAGCACAGCGACTTCGTGGCGGGCGTGTACATCAGCGTGCGGCTGCGCAAGCAAGATACCAAAAACGAGCGGAGGGATAAGCCATATTCTGGCGGAGGAAAGGCGCGGTCTGCTGGACGGTCACGGACTATTGGGAAAGGTTCTACCCGGTCAAGGTGCGCACCGTCGGCGGACGGTTCGGACGCTACCGGGCGTTCGACCTGATCCGGCTGGAAAGCATGCATAATATTCCGTGGCATCGCCTGCGCCGGTCGCTGAAAGCAGCGCGTGCCATGGCGCGCCGGATGAATGAAAGGAGAATCGGGCTATGAGGGACAAGCCGATTGTGTACATCGCCGGTTGCCTGGACGCGCAGGCAGACCGCACCATGACCTTTGTGGCGAAAATGCAGCTGGAAAGTCGGGGCTTCGCGGTGATCGATGAGTATGATTTACCGCGGGAAAAGGGGCTTTCACACGAGGAACTACGGCGCTTCGGCAATGCCGCGCTTGGCGTGGCAGATATCGTATGCTTTCTGTCCGGCTGGGAGCTGGTGCCAGGCGCCGTGTTGGAGCGCGTGCGCTGCAGGCAGTGGTGCAAAACAGCCATGGACTATGCCGAGCTGCTGCGCAGGAACGACCAGATGCAGGATTTTAAGGAGGGCGGCGCATGAGCAACGACATCGCAACCCTGCGCCTGCTGGCCGACCGCCTCGACGCACAGTATCACGAGGCGGAGGCGAAAGAACACCGCGCTTACCGCGAAGGAACCATCGATGTGAACGGCTGCTGGCGAGGCGATGATGTGGCGCTGGCTGTCGCCCGTGAGCGCATGAACCTGCTTCGGTCAGTGCTCGCTGATCTGGAACCCATCCTGTACCGCATGGAAGATAAGGAGGCCGGAGGCCATGTATAAACGCAATCTGTGGTACCGCTTCACGGACAACTTGTCGGTGATCGGCGGTGCATTTATTATCATCGCGGTGTTTGCGCTGTTTATGGCGGGCATTGTCGCAGCGATCAACAGCATTCCCGTGCTGGCGGAGGGTACGGTTGCGGACATGTCCTTCACGGCAGCCAGAACGGATATCCAGTTCTATACCACCAGTGACAGCGATGGCAACGTCACGACACATTCGCGCCCCGTCCACTACCCCAACAAATGGAGCATACAGGTGGTGGGTGCCCGTGAAAACGGCGAACCGCGTTCCGAGTGGTGGGAAGTCGGCGAAGGCATGTACGGCCGGATCGGCATCGGCGACACGGTGCGCCGGAACGTGAAGCAGGGGGTGGTTAGTATTGTCAGAAAGGCGGTGGCGGAGGATGTCTCAAGGAATCGTTGACGCTTCCCCGGTGCCAAGTGAAAATATTGAACAGACCCGCTTGTTTCAATGGGCAAGAATGCAACAGGGGCGCTGGCCGGAGCTTCGGCTGCTCTACCACATCCCCAATGGTGGTAGCCGACACCGGCTGGAAGCTATACACCTGAAGCAGCAGGGCGTGCGGGCGGGCGTACCCGACCTGTGCCTGCCGGTGGCCAGGGACAACTGCCACGGGTTGTATATCGAGCTAAAGCGCATGAAGGGCGGGCGTGTGTCGCCAGAGCAAGCCGCATGGATGGAAGCCCTCAAGGCGCAGGGGTACATGGTGGCGGTATGCCAGGGCTGGGAGGTGGCCAGCGAGGTGATCCTGCGATACCTCAAGGAGGCTGCTTATGGCGATTAGTGCCGGGAAAAAGCGCTGTTGCACTTGTCTATGGTATTGGCCAGATCTACATGATACCGCAAGCGACCGGCATTATTGCCATTGCATGAGCAGCACCCTTTACCACCGAGTGAGGAACGCGATGGACGCTGCCTGCTGCGAGCATGAAAAGCAAGTCGTAATTACAGAAAGGAGTTGGTCGCAATGGATACGGGAAAACAGGGAATGACCCGTGCGCGACTGGAGCAGTACCGGGCACTGGAACGGGAAATTCGCATGCTGGACGAACAGTTGCGTTTGGCGCCGCTTGTTTCGGATAGCGTTCGCGGGTCGTATGCGGAACCGCCGTACACCGAGCACACCATCACCATTACCGGCGTTGATCAGGCTGCCCTTCACCGACTGGGGAGAAGGCGCATCCGTGCGCGCATCGAACGCCGAGCGATCGAGCGCTTCATTGATGGCATCGAGGACAGCCTTACGCGTACCATACTGGAGGAACGCTACATCCGCGGAGGCTCCTGGGCGCAGGTGGCTAAGGCGGCGGGAGGAACAAATACCAGCGACGGGGTGCGAATGATTGCAAAGCGGTACCTGCACTGGGTGATCGGCGCAGGAGAAAGGTAAACGCAGAATCACGACCATAAGAAATATGAGTTGTTCGTTCTGTTCGCTTTTTCTGTGTTAGTATGGTATCAGGGAAGATGGACACAGCGAGCGCGCTGTGAACAATAACCCATCGAAGCGTCCGGGCGGTGAAAGCCTGGGCGCTTCTCCAATCATAGCACCTCCCAACGACACGTGTTGACAATACGTGTCGTTTCTGTTATGCTATCCACGTCAGGAGGTGAACGCCATGCCAATGACGGTACGGGAAGCGATCCAGCGGCTCAAGCGCGAAGGCTGGGTCGAAGCGCGGCAAACCGGGTCGCACAAGCAATTCGTCAAAGATGGCCAGCGTATCACCGTACCATGCCACACCGGCGACCTGAAGCCGGGCGTGGAGAAGGACATCAAGAGCAAGGCGGGGTGGAAATAACCGCCCTTGCCGCGCTGTGGATAGAGGAGGTTTCGCTATGAATCGCAGCAATCAATATACCTACGCAGCCGTACTCACCAAGGAAGCAGACGGCGGATACAGCGTGCGCTTCCCGCAACTGGATGGGTGCTTTACCCAAGGGGATTCACTGGCCGATGCCCTGCGCATGGCCTCCGATGCCATGAGCCTGCACCTGTACGGTATGGAACAGGACGGAGACGCCATTCCCGATGCCGATCTGGAAGGCACCCAAGCGGAAATCGGTGAACTGGTTGTGCCGGTGACTGTGTGGATGACGCCGTTCCGCGAGGAAATGGAAAACCGCGCGGTTAAAAAGACGCTGACCATTCCGGCATGGCTCAACGATGCTGCCGAGCGCCGCAGGGTCAACTACTCGCAGATCCTGCAAAGCGCGCTCAAGGACTACCTGGGCATCTACCATCCGTGACACCTTTGCTATTGCTTAAGAGCGTTCCAGTTGGGACGCTCTTTTCTTATACCTGATCGGAGGTGATCACCCTGTCTGCCATCCATCACTACGACACCGCAAAGCACCGGCGCTGGCGCGCTGCCGTGCTTCGTCGCGCTGGATACATGTGCCAGGAATGCGCACGCTATGGCAGACGAACGTCGCAGGGCTTACCTGTACCGGCAACTGTCGCCCACCATATCCAGACCGTAGAATCGCATCCGGAACTGCGCCTTGACCCAAGCAACGGCGAGGCGCTTTGTGCAGCCTGCCACAATGCGAAACACCCGGAAAAAGGCGGGCAAAAATGGTGATCCCCCCCTTATGCCGTCTGGGTTTCTGGGGGATTGCCGACCGGAGGGGGGAGGCTCTTCCCTCCAAGACGAAAAAAAGGAAAAGGGGGGTAAGCCCGTGAAGCCTTATGAACTCAAGGAAATTGCTCTGGAGAACCTCCAAAAAGCGGGGTATAATCCGCGTAAAAACCTGCAAAGATGTGACCCTGAATACGAGGCCCTGAAAAAGTCGATAGTCGAGCTTGGGATGATCGACCCGATTGTCTGGAACGAGCGCACCGGGACGGTGGTCGGTGGCCACCAGCGCCTGTCAGTGCTGGCTGATCTGGGCTATACCACCGCACCATGCTTCGTGGTTGACCTCTCGCCCGAGCAGGAGAAGCAGGCGAACGTCCGACTCAATAGCATCAAGGGCGCCTGGGACTATGACAAGCTGGCGGAGCTGATTTCGGAGTTTACGCCGGAGGAAGTAAGTGCCGCGAATTTCGACCCCAAGGACCTGCAAGCCCTGTATGCCCGTGAGGATGCGCTCAGGGAGGATGATTTCGATGTGGAGGAATCGCTGGCCAGCCATACGGTGCCTCGCACGAAGCCCGGCGATATCATCCAGCTGGGTGAACATCGCCTGATGTGCGGTAGCGCCACCGTGACGGCGGACGCCGACCGCCTGTTTGGCGGCAGGGCGGCGGACATGATCTTCACCGACCCGCCTTACAACGTGGACTATCACGGCGGCACCGATGAGAAGCTGTCCATCCTGAACGACAAAATGGCGGAGGAGGCGTTCTTCAAATTCCTGCTGGAGGCGTTCACCAACATGACCGCGCACCTGAAAAGCGGGGGCGCGGTTTATGTTTGCCACGCGGACAGCGAAGGCGTGAACTTCCGGCGCGCGTTTCAGGACGCCGGGCTTGCCCTCAAGCAGTGCCTGGTATGGGTGAAAAACGCGCTGGTGCTGGGGCGGCAGGATTACCACTGGCAGCATGAACCGATCCTCTATGGCTGGAAGCCCGGCGCGAAGCACAACTGGTGCGGCGATCGCAAGCAGTCGACCGTGATCCGCCCGGAGGATGTAGTGTCGGTGGAGCAAGACGGGCAGGGGTTTATACTCTCGCTGAACGTCGGCTTCGAGGCTATCCGCATTCGCGTGCCCGCGTATGAGGTGGTGGCACGCACGGAGCTAAGCTCCATCATTCTGGAGGATAAGCCGACGCGCAACGCCGAGCACCCTACCATGAAGCCGGTGAAGCTGTGCGGGCGCGCGATTCGCAATTCCTCCCGGCGCGGGGAGATCGTCGGCGATTTCTTCGGCGGCAGCGGCTCCACGCTCATCGCGTGCGAGCAGTTGGAGCGCGCCTGCCGGATGATGGAGCTGGACCCGCGCTACTGCGACGTGATCGTGGAGCGGTGGGAAAAGTTCACGGGAGGGAGTGCAGTCTGGCTTGAGTAAGAAACAGCAGAAATCAGAGCAGCATTACCGTAACGATATTGTCAAGAAAATGCGAGCGCTGAGCGTGTACCATGTGGAATTCTCCCACACCATCGATACGCTGGCACGCACGCTTTACGACTATGACCGCACGCTAAAAAGCTTTGAGGATTCGGGCGGCAATGTGGTGATCAAGCACACCAACAAGGCGGGCGCAACCAACGCGACGAAAAACCCCTACTACCTCGCGCTGGAAGGGATGCGCGAGGATATCCTGGCTTACTCGCGCGAGCTGGGTCTTACGCCCTCCGGCCTGAAAAAAATCAATGAGTCCTCCATGCGCCCTGCCAGACCGTCGGCGCTGGCGGAGGCTCTCAAGGCTTTCGGTGGCTGAGCTCAGGGGGAAGTACGCCGAAGAGGTGCTGCAATACGCGCGAGGTGTTGCACAAGGGCGCATCGTGGCCGGGCAGGATCGCATCCTTGGCTGCAAGCGGTTTCTGGACATGATCCGGATGCCGCAGTTCGAGGTGCGCACGCAGGACGCCGACTTCGTAATCGGCATCATCGAAACGACTTTCAAGCACCGGCAGGGGGAACTGCTGGACGCAACCCCGCTGCGCGGAAAGCCGTTTGTGCTGGAACCGTGGGAGAAGTTTTGCGTGTATGGCATGCTCATCTTCTTTTACCCCGGCACGCAGGAACGCGTGGTCAAAGAAGCGTTCATTTTCATCCCCCGCAAAAACGGTAAGACCATCTTTGTGTCGGCGCTGTCGTGGGCGCTGGGGCTGCTGGAGCGCATGAGCGGCTCCAAGGTGTATGTGGTAGGCGCGGCGCTCAAGCAGGCTATGGAAACCTTCGACAACTGGGCGTACACCATCGAGCAGGTGATGTACCAAAGCCGGAAGGAAGCCCAGCTGGAAGGCTGGCGCATCCTGGACAACAACATGGAGCATTCCGTATCCAACGAGGATATCGGCGGAGGCTCCCTGCATCTGGTGGCGCTGGCCAGCAACCCGGACGCGCAGGATTCGTTTAACTGCAACATCGTGGTGGCGGACGAGATCCACGCTTACAAATCGCCCAAGCAGTATAACATCCTGAAGGAAGCCACCAAAGCGTACACCAACAAGCTGGTGATCGGCATCACGACCGCCGGTGATAACGGCACCTCCTTCTGCGCGCAGCGGCTGCAGTACTGCCGCAAGGTGCTGAATGGTTCGGTCGCCAACTGGGCTTTGTTTGCGTTCGTGTGCTGCGCGGATCAGGACGAGAAAGGGAATGTGGACTATCTCAATCCGCTGCAGCACGAAAAAGCCAACCCCAACTACGGCGTGACCATTCGGCCGGCCGATATCCTCAACGACGCGGAGCAGGCGGCCAACGACCCCCAGCAGCGAAAAGACTTTCTCGCCAAGAGCCTGAATATCTTTACCGCAGCCATGAAAGCATATTTCAACATCGAGGAATTCCGCGCAAGCAACCGCAAGGCGGGCGAAGCGCTGGGCATCGACCCGGCGTGGCCGCTGGAGAAAAAGCTGCGGCACCTGGCCGCGCTGAAAATACGCTGGTATGGCGGCGCCGACCTTGCCAAGCTCCACGACCTGACGGCGGGCGCGCTTCACGGGCAGTACAAGGACATCGACATCGCCGTCACGCACGCCTGGTTCCCCATCGTTGCGGCAACGGTGAAGGCGGAGGAGGATGAAATTCCGCTGTTCGGCTGGAAAGAGGACGGGTGGCTTTCCACGAGTAACGCCCCCACCACCAACCACGCCGAAATCGTGAACTGGTTTGTCACCATGAAAAAGCTCGGTTTCCGCATCGTACAGATCGGTCATGACCGCAAGTTCTGCCGTGAATACTTCCTGGGCATGAAGAAGGCGGGCTTCAAGATCATTGACCAGCCGCAGTATTTCCACAAGAAATCCGAAGGGTTCCGGCACATCGAGGAAAAAGCCAAAAGTGGCAAGCTGTACTATCTGGATTCGGACGCCTATGAATACTGCGTGCAGAACGTAAGCGCCATCGAAAAAACAGACGATATGATCCAGTATGAGAAAGTGGCGAACAACCACCGCATCGACCTTTTCGACGCGGATGTGTTCGCGGTGGTGCGCATGAAGGAAGATATGGAAAAAGCGGACAGTGCGAAGGGGTGGGATTATCTTGAGTAAGAAACACAGAAACGTAAGCCCCAGGAGCCGCGACGCTCCCGTAAACCAGACACGCACCGAATCTACAGCCGCCTCCCTCCTGTGCAGCAACGCTGCATGGGATTTTTTCTGCGCCGAGGAGGGCTACAGGCCGCTCACGGCGTGCGCCGAGGTGCAGATGTGTGCGGCGGTCTATGCCGATCTCATCGGCGCCATGACGCTGCACCTGATGCGAAACACGGCGCAAGGCGATGTGCGCGTGAAGGATGGGCTGGCGCGGAAGCTGGATATTGAGCCTAACCGTTACATGACCCGGCAGGCACTGGTGTCGCTGATCGTATGGACGCTGCTGCTGGACGGGGCGGGCAACCAGGTAACCTATCCGCGCTTTACGGCGGACGGGATGCTGGACGAACTGATGCCGCTGAAACCAAGCCGCCTTGCCTATGTGCAGAACGGGGACGGTTACCTGATCCGCTACGGCGCGGAAACGTTCCAGCCGGATGAGGTGCTGCACTTCGTGCTGCGCCCCGACCCAGAGGAACCGTGGCACGGCACTGGCTACAACGTAGCGCTGGGCGATGTGGTGAAGTGCATCCGGCAGGCTAACCAGACCAAGCGGGCGCTGCTCGAATCGCCCACGCCTTCCCTGATCGTGAAAGTGGATGGGCTGGCAGAGGAATACAAGAGCCGCGAAGGGCGGCGCAGGATCGCCAACCAGTATCTGGACGAGGCCGACCACGGCAGGCCGTGGTTTGTCCCGGCGGAGGCATTCGAGCTGAAAGAAATCAAACCCCTTACACTCAATGATCTGGCATTGAAGGCAAACCTGGAACTGGACAAACGGTCAGTGGCGGCCATCTTCGGCGTGCCTGCCTTTCTGGTGGGCGTGGGCGATTTCAAAAAGGACGAGTTCAACGCCTTTGTGAAAACCCGCGTGATGCCGCGCGCCAAGCTGATCGAGCAGGAGCTGACGCGGAAACTGCTGTTCTCCCCTGACCTGTACTGGCGGTTCAATCCGCGCAGCCTGTATGCCTATGACCTCTCCGAGATCGTGCAGGCCGGATCCGCGATGGTCGACCGCATGGCTATGCGTCGCAACGAATGGCGTGACTGGATCGGCATGTCGCCGGATGATGAGATGAACGAGCTGCTGGCGCTGGAAAACTACCTGCCCGCCGATGAGCTGGGCAATCAGAAAAAGCTTGTGAGTGCGGATGATAGAGGTATTCGCATTTATCGGCCATATCCAATTCGACGGAAGCAAGGAGGTGATGACGATGCTCAGTGAACCCGGTTTTCGCCGATCGCACTGCTGCCCGACCAGCTTTCGCGCGGTGGAGCAAGGCGCGGACAAGTATATCGAAGGGTACTTTGCGACGTTCACGGGCACCTACGAGCTGTGGCCGGGGGCTATGGAAAGCGTGGACCCACATGCCTTTGACGGCACGCTGGCCGATGACGTGCGTGCCCTGATCGACCATGAAACGCGGCTGGTGCTGGGGCGCACAAAGGCGGGAACGCTTTCGCTGCGCGTGGATGAACACGGCCTGTGGGGCAGCATCCGCGTGAACCCCGAGGATAGCGACGCCATGAACCTGTACACCCGCGTGCAGCGCGGAGATGTGGACCAGTGCTCGTTCGGCTTTGACATCCTCGATGAGAAAACCGAGTACCGCGAGGATGGGTCCGTCCACTGGACGCTGCTCAAGGTGAAGCTCTACGAGGTGAGCTGCGTGACGTTCCCCGCCTACGAGGACACCTCCGTTACCGCCCGCAGGCACGATCTGGCGGGCATGAAGAAGCGCGCGCACGACGAATGGAAGGCGCGCATGAAAGGAAGGCTACAAAACCATGGCACTCAGACAACTGATTCTCGGTAAGAAAATTCAGGCGCTGACCGCCCAGCGGGACGCGCTGCGCAACGGCGACGCGGATTTTGCGACCCGCGCCGCCGCGCTGGCTACCCGTGAGGATGTACTGGCCGCTGCGCTGAACGAAATGACGGCGGATACGCCGGAGGAAGACCGGCAGGCGGTGGAGGGCGACGTGAACCAGCTTGAGGCTGATCGCGCGGCGCTCACTCAGGAACAGGATATCCACAACCAGCAGGTGGCGGACATCGAGGAACAAATTCGCGCGCTTCAACAGGAGCTGGACGACCTCAACGCCCGCGCGGCGACCCCCGCCACGCCTGCCGCGCCCGTACCCAGCCAGACCCATGAAAGAGAGGATGAACACCCTATGGCAAACCGTACCCGGTTTTTCGGCATGAACAACCAGGAGCGCGACGCGTTCCTCGCCCGGCAGGATGTGAAGGACTTCCTGCAGCGTGTGCGCGATTTCGGCGGCCAGAAGCGCGCCGTATCCGGCGCGGAGCTGAACATTCCCGATACCGTGCTGCCCCTGATCCGCGAGAACATCGACAAGTACAGCAAGCTTATTTCCAAGGTGTACTTCAAGGCCGTAAAGGGCACCGCCCGCCAGAACATCGCAGGCAGCATTCCCGAGGCCGTGTGGACGGAAATGAAGGGCAAGATCAACGAGCTGGCCATTTCCTTTTCGCAGGTGGAGGTGGACGGCTACAAGGTAGCTGGCTACATTCCCATCCACAACAGCCTGCTGGAGGACAGCGACCTTGCGCTGGCCACCGAGATTCTGACCGCCATCGGTCAGGCCATCGGCTACGCGCTGGACAAGGCCATCGTGTATGGCACCGGCATCAAGATGCCCCTGGGCATCGTGCCCCGGCTGGCGCAGACCGCCGAGCCGGACGGCTACGGCGAAAACGCCCGCCAGTGGGTCGACCTGCATACCAAGAACATTCTGGCCGTTCGCGGCGGCACTGCGGGCAACTACACCCAGCTGACGGGCATCGACCTGTTCAAGGGTATTGCCAAAGCCGCCAAAGCGGCCAAGGGCAAGTACAGCCGCGGCGTGAAAGTGTGGCTGATGAACGAAGGCACCCACCAGACCATCAACATCGAGGCCATGAGCATCAACGCCAGCGGCGCGATCGTGTCCGGCTTGGGCAGCACCATGCCGGTGATCGGCGGTGAGATCATCGAGCTGGACTTCATCCCAGATGGCGAGATCATCTACGGCTACGCGGATGAATACCTGCTGGTGGAGCGCAAGGGTATTCAGCTGGCGATGAGCGAGCATGTGCTCTTCCTGGAGGACATCACGCTGTACAAGGGCACCGCGCGTTATGACGGCCTGCCGGTGATCGCGGAGGGCTTTGCAGCCATCGCCATCGGTGGCGGTGTGCCCACCACCAGCGTGGCGTTTGTGGCCGACGCGGCCAACGCGTAAGGGGAGGCGGGAACCATGGCTGCGAGAAAGAAAGCGGTTGTTACGGAGACTGGGGAATCTGCCGCGCAAACGGTGGATTCGCCCTTTAACCGTACCTTGAAATACGGCGCGGACGGCGATGATGTAAAAGTATTGCAAGCCGCGCTGCTGGCCGCTGGCGGCGATGTGGCGGAAACCGGCGTGTATGACCTGCGCACGGTGCGTGCTGTACAGCGCCTGCAGCGGCAAAGGGGACTGCCCGCCAGCGGCATCATCGGTAAGCACGACTACGCAGCGCTTCTTGGCAATGCGTAAGCCGGGATAAGGAGGGCGCTTGCGGATGGCATACGAACCGACCACCACACTGGCGTTGGTGAAAGCCAGGCTCAACCGGCTTGCGTCCGACACGTCGCTGGACGAATATTTGACCAAGCGAATCGAGGCGGCGGTCGCCGAACTGAAGCGCTCCGGCATCACGCTGGATGCTGCGCAGCCAGACGATGTGATGTTCTGCTCGGATTATGTGGTGTGGCAATACCAATGCCGCGATGCAAACAGCGGCATGCCCGAATGGCTGCGGCTGCGCAGGCGCGAAAGGTGGCTGAACGAGCATGCTACTGGATAAGGGTATCTGCAGCATCTTCCGTAAAAAAGACATTTCCCCGGCCGGAGGGAAACCCCGGGATGGCTATGAGCGGATATACCAATCCTGGTATGGGGAGCTGTCCTTTGAGACGGCTCCCTTTCAAGCTACCGGGGCGCGGACGGATGTAAAAACCGCCGCGCGTATCCGCATCCACCAGAACCGGGCCATCGATCCCCACGATGTGCTGGTGCTGCTGGAAGTGCCGGAAATGCCGGAAACGGCGCGGCGGCTGGACGTGACGCGTGCGTTTCACGGGACGGACGAAGAAAACGGCCAGCCGATCACCGACCTGACGCTTGCGGAGGTGGAAGCATGACCTTGGAGGAATTCAAGGCGGTTCTGCTGGAAGCGGACCCGAAAGCCAAGCGCTACAGCACCAAAGAGCGCGGAAACTTCACCGTATGGAGAGAATACGAACGTTTGTGCGCGTTCGCGGACGGGGAGAACCAGGGCGGCTGGAAGGTGCAGATCGATCGCTACACCACCGAGGAAAACGACGCTGTGGCGGAGGCTATCCTTGCCGCGCTGGACGCGCAGGACAACATCGCCTATCAACACTTAGTGGATTATGACCCGGAAACGGAAACCATCCGACACATATTCGACTGTGAGGTGGGATGAGTGGCGAAATTCCAATCCGTGAACGTGGATGAAATGGCGCGCGAGCTACAGCGCCTGGGGCAGGCGACCAGCCCCATGGCGCGGGAAATGGTGGCCGAGGGTGCGCAGGTGCTGGTGACTACGTGGAAGCGCGTGATTCGCAGCCTGCGGCACGTGGATACCGGCGATATGGAAGCCAGCGTGCGCGCGGATGATCCCACCCAGGGCGGCGGGCGCACGGTTTCGGAAATCTACCCGCGCGGGGTGGACAAAAAAGGCGTGCGCAACGCCGAGAAAGCCTTCCTGCTGCACTACGGCTGGCAGGCGGGCAAGCCCGCGCGCGGGAAAAAGGGCTCAAAAGGCCGCAAGGGAAGCTACCGGGGCGACCACTTTGTAGATACCGTGGAAGAAGAATGTGCCGAAGCGGTCGATTACGCCATGGAAAGCGTAATGAACCGCCATTTGAAAGGAGACTGACCATGCCTAAAATCGGAATTATGAAACCGACCTTTGCCAGGATCACGGCGGAGCCGGAGAACGCCGCCATCACCTACGCGGCGGGCAAGGTATTTGCCCATGCCACGGAGGCGAGCGTGACCTACCAGAAAAACGACAGCACCCTGCACGCGGATGATACCGTCCAGGAAAGCGACACCAGCGTGACGGGTGCGGAGATCACGCTCGGGCTGGACGATATCGCCGAGGAATACCAGACCGACCTGCTGGGCGTTGCGAAAAGCGGGCTGGCCGGTGCCGAGGAGTACGAAATCACCAGCGACAGCGCGCCTTACGTGGGCGTGGGCTATGTGGAGGTGCGCAAGCGTAATCACGTCATCAGCTACATGGCCAACTGGTTTCACAAGGTGCAGTTCGGCGTGCCGGACGAAAGCGCCAAAACGAAGGCTGAGAAGATCGAGTTCCAGACCCCCACCATCAAGGGCAAGGCCATGGGCGTGTACCTGGACGATACGGGCGTGCTGCGCTATAAGACCAGCAAGCCCTGCACCACGCTGGCCGCTGCGCTCAGCTGGCTGGCGACCAAGGCGAACATGGCCGCGGGCGGCGGCGAATAACGGAGGGCAGCATGCGAAAGATCACCTATTGCCTGGTGGATGATACCCAGCTCCCCCTGCTGTTTACGCTGGGCGCTGAAATGCAGATTGCGGAGCGGCTGGGCAGCCTTTCCGCGCTGTTTGATGTGTTCAAAGGCGCGGAGACCGAGGCTGAAAAGGAACTGCGGCTGGAAATCGAAAAGGGCATGACAGCGGAGCAGATCGCCGCACGCGACCAGGCGAAGGAAAACGGCGCGTCGCTGCTGGACATCCTCCCCTTTACCATTGCCATGCTGGCGCGGCAGGGGCAGCTGTACCTGGGCGAGCCGCCCACCATCACGGAGGAATGGATCCACCTGCACGCCGCTCCCTCGGATATCGAGCCGATGACGCTGGCGATGTGCAAAGCCGTGGGCATGGGGCTTACGACTCTGCACGAGCTAAAAAATGAGGACGTAGACCTGGTGGCGGAGGGACTCCAAAAAAACGCATAGGGCGCAGCGGCCCTGAGCCGTTGCGCCACCTGTCCTACGCGCTGCAGGCGGGTATTCCCCCGGGGGAAGCCCGCCTGATGTGCGTGGGGGAAATTTTCGACCTGTATCTATGGCACCTGGAAACCAGTACCAGCGTCAATCCTGAGGGGGTGTAGCCGTGGCGGTGCGGGAGATCAAGACCCAGCTGGTGCTGGACGGCGAGCGGGAGTATCAGCAGGGGCTGCAAAGCGCCTACAAGACCGTGAGCCAGCTGGGGCGGGAGCTGAAGCTGACTGCCGCGCATTTTCTGGACAACGCGGACAGCATGGAGGCCAATCAGGCCAAGGCAGGGGTGCTGCGCCGTGAGATCGCCGCGCAGGAGGAGATGATCCGCTCCCTGAGCGACCGTATCCGTTACGCAGATGAAGCCTACGAAGGCAATACCGAGGCGCAGGAGCTGTATGCCCAGAAGATCGACAAGGCCATGCGCGCGTTGGGCAAAATGAAAGCGGAGCTGGCTGCCAGCGAAAGCGCCATGGCAGGCATGGGCAATGCCAGCCAGCAGGCGGCTGCTGACCTGGCACGTACCGAATCCGCGACACGCAAGGCCGAGCAGGCGGCAGCCGCCGCCAAGCAGACGGTGGACAAGCTCAGCGGCGGGTTCACAGTGTTCAAGGGTGTCATGAGCAATTTGGTGACCGACGCACTGCGCAAGGGCGGCGACCTGCTGCGCCAGTTCAGTCAGGACGGCGTGGAGCTGGCCAAAAACCTGCAGGAAGTGGACAACGTGGTATCCACCGCGTTCGGCGGCATGACGGCAGACATCAAGGCCTTTGCAGGCAACGCGGCGGCGCAGTTCGGCCTTTCCTCGCTGGCGGCGCAGAACTACGCGGGCAAGCTGGGCGCGGCACTGAACGGCATGGGGCTTTCCGAGCACGCGGCGGAAATGAGTAAAACACTCACCGGCCTGTCCGGCGATATGGCCAGCTTTTGGAACACCACCGCCGATGAGAGCTACGGGAAGATTTTCTCCGGCGTGATCTCCGGCGAAACGGAGGGGCTGAAAGCCTACGGCATCGTGATGTCGGAAACGAACCTGCAAGCCTTTGCGATGGAGCAGGGCATCCAGAAAAAAATCAGCGCCATGACCGCCGAGGAGAAAACGCTGCTGCGCTACCACTTCGTGCTGAACGCCACGAAGCAGGCGCAGGGCGACTTTGCCAAGACCAGCGGGAGCCTGGCCAACCAGATGCGCATCGCGGAACTGGAGACGGAAAACGCGCAGGCGACCTTCGGGGAAAAGCTCGCCCCCTCGGTGGGCAAGGTGATCAGCCGCTTCAACACCTGGATGCAGGGCGACTACGGCAAGCGCGTGATCGCGGATACCGCAGAGGCGGCGGGCGATTTGGCTGAAGGCGGCCTGAACGCCGTGAGTACCGTGCTGGGCTGGATCGTGGAGCATCTGGATACGGTCAAGGCCAGCGCGGCGGCCATCGGGCTGGGCATGCTGTCGGCAAAGGTGGTCGGTTTCGGGATGAAGATGACGGGGCTGGTGCGCACCCTGATGGCCGCCAGCCAGGCGACCGGCGCGCTGAACGCCGTGATGGCCTTAAACCCTGCCGTGGCGGTGGGCGTGGGCATCGCCGCCCTGACGCTGGGCGTACTCGCGCTGGCGGGAAGCTACCAGACGCTGGAGGATAAGCTGCAAGCCGTAAAGCTCAAGGTGCCGCAAAGCAGCGTGGACGCGGTGACGGCGGGCATCAACAAGGGTATTGAGGCCGCCAACAACACCCATGAAGTGACCATCGCCATCAACGCCGACACGCAAAGCCTGAAAGAGCAGCTGGATGCGTTTCTGGACCCGGACAGCAGCGGCGGCGGCGCGCTGACCAAGAAGGAATTCAAGGCTGTATCCAAATTCGTGACCGAGCTGGTGCAGCCGGATATCGACCTGGCGAAAAAGCAGCTGGAAGCGCAGAAGGCCGATTTTCAGGCCGCGCTGCTGTCCGTGGTGGATGACGGCGGCCAGAGCGTGTTCAGCGAGGAACGTGCTACCGAACTCACCAGCGGCCTTGGGGACAAGACCCAGGCGCTGATGGAGGAACTGAGTCAGTACAAGACCGACTATATAGCGCTGGCCAAGCAGATCTACAAGGATGGGCGCACCCCCACCGAAGAAGAAATCGCCAACCTGAACGTGCTGCTGGAGAAGATCGGGCTGGTGCGCTCGCAGCTCAACGAGGCGCAGGACAGCGCCACGCAGGTGCTCAAGGCCCGCAGCGAGCGGGTACAGCGCGGCGAGGGCAGCGAGGATGATTTCGGCAGCGCCGTGGGCTATGTGCAGCAGCGCTATGCCAACGAGGCGGCCGACCGCCATGCGGCCAACGAAAGCGCCATCGCCCGGATGCAGACGGATATCGACACCTGGAACACGCTGCTGGCCTCCAGCAGGCTGACGGCCGCCGAAACCGCCAAGACGGAGCAGCTGCTGAGCACCGCCAAGGCGAATATGGCGGCGGTGTTTGCTGCCGATGACCAGGTGGATGCGGACGTGTTTGCAAAACAGCAGGCCGAATACCAGGCGCTGTTTGACGGCATGGCCAAGGTGAACCCTGAGGCGGCGGACGCGCTGGCCCAGTACGCGGCGCTGCGCGACCAGTACCAGCTGTTTATCCAGAGCCTGAATAGCGGGGAAGGATTTGAAACCGGCGAAAAGAAAGCACTGCTGACGCCCGAAAACCTGAAAAACTACCTGGGGCTGGACATCTCCCAGGGGGACATCGACGCGATGTTTGCCGACCCGATGAGCTTTGATACCCAGATCGACAGCTACCTGATGCAGATGCGCGCTTCCATGGAAGAAAAAATCGGCCAGGCGGAAGCGCTCACGGACAATCCCATGATCGCTTACCTGCAAACCATGCTGGACAGCGGGAGCCTGGCAAACCTGGACGTGACCACGCTGGACGGGAGCCTGGAAACGGCGCTAAAGAGCGTCGACCTGCTGGCGCGGGGGCAAGCGGTGGGCACCGACCTGGTGGACGGCATCACGGGCGGCATCGGCACCGCGGCGGGCGCGCTGACTACCGAGCAGCTGACCACTTTGCGGGATGCGGTGATCGACCAGACCCGCGCGGTGTTTGAAAGCCACAGCCCGGCCAAGGTGATGAACCCCGTGGGCGAGGATGTGACGGCGGGTTTGACCCAGGGCATGGCGGACGATACGGCTAAAACCAGCATCACCACAGCGGGGGAAGAAATTCGCCTGGCGGTGGTCGCTGCGCTGACGCTGGACGTTTCCGCGCAGGGGGCCAGCGCCACGCGCACGTATGCGGCGGGCATCCTGCAAAAGCGGGAAACGGCGGTGACGGCTGCACGCAGCGTATCCACCGGCGCGAAGAACGCGCTTTCGGCCTACGCGGCCTTCTACGGCATGGGCCAGGCCAACATGAACGGATTCATTGCCGGGCTTATGAGCCGCAGCCAGGCGGTGACGGACGCCATCCAGACCCTGATGGCTGAAGCCATCCAGGCAGCACGGGATACACTGGGCATCCAGAGCCCCAGCCGTGTGTTTGCGCAGATCGGCGCCTATGCAGCGGACGGGTACAGCCTGGGCTTTGCCGAGCGGATGAACGCGGCGGAGCGGTTGATCCAGCAACGGCTGAACCAGAGCGCAAAGGCAGCGGTCATCGGGCTGGACGAAGGCAGACGCGAATCCAGCAGCCGCACGGCGGGCGGGGGCATTCACATTACCCAGCATGTATACGCCAACGAAACCAGCTATGCCGGACAGCAGCGGGAAGCGGCAAGACAGCTGCGCGTGATCGCGCGCCAGATACGGGGGTGAAAGGATGATCGAACGCCTGTATTACACCAACGCACAGGGGCAGACCATAGAACTTTCGGTTCAATCGGACTTTCATGTGAACGTATCGCGGGATGTGGAAGGGATGAACGATGTGAATTGCAAAGTGAATACCGCCACCACCATGGGACGCGACGGCGAGCGCTTCCTCTCCAGCACCATGGAGGCGCGGGATATTGAGATCACCGGGCACCTGCGCGCCACAGCCCTTGCCCGGCAGATGGAACTGCGCCGGCAATTAAACCATGCCTTAAGCCCCAAAGGGCGCGGGACACTGACCTATGTGTGCGGCGAGCTGAAGCGGCAGATCGACTGCTACGCGGAGAAAAGCCCCAGCTACACGCCGGGGCGGTGGCCCAGATTTATGATCCAGCTGCGTTGCCCTTCTCCCTTCTGGCGGGAGACCCACGAGCGCGAGGTGCCGGTGGTCACATGGACGGGCTCCATGGAGTTTGACGAAGATAGCGGGCTGGAACTGGGAGGAACATGGGAGATCGGCGCGCGAAGCGCAGAGCGGATCGTCACCGTGGAAAACACCGGGGATGTGCCGGGCGGCATGGCGGTGGTGTTCATCGCCCAGGGCGCGGTGGTAAACCCCTACCTGACCAATGCCCAGACGCAGGAAACCATCCGCCTGAAAACCTCCATGCAGGCGGGTGACCAGATTGTGGTGACCACAGGATACGGTCAGAAGGAAGCTGTGCTGGTGCGAGCGTGCGTGCGGACGAGCATTTTTCGGCTGCTGGCGGCGGAGAGCGTTTTTCTGCAGCTGGAGACAGGCGAAAACCTGCTCGCTTTCGGCGCGCAAAGCGGTGAGGACAACCTGAACGTGACCGTGCGCCACACCAATGAATACGTGGGGGTATAGGCATGCAGCTGATGGTATACAGCCCGGCTATGGATGCGTTGGGCATGTTGGAGGCGTATCGATCCCTGATCTGGACGCGGCGGTACCAGACCCCGGGGGAAGTACGGCTGCTGACCCCCTACCGAAGCGAGGATGCACGGCACCTGACGCAGGGTAATCTGCTGATGCTGCGCGGGGGCAGTGAGGCGGTGGAGATCGAGTATGTAGGCATGATGCAAACCCCGGACGGGGAAGAGATGATCGAAGTATCCGGACGCACGCTGATGTGCTGGCTGGAAAGGCGGCATACGATCCGGCAGGTGGTCGCCTCCGGACGCGTAGCGCACGAGTTGCTGTTTCAGCTGTTTGCGGAGAACATGACCGCGCCCGCAGATGACAAACGGCGCTTTCCCAACACCACCGTGCAGGTGGTGCGCGCGCCGCAAGTGATCGAGGATTACGCCAGCCAGGAAAGGGCGCTGCTGATCGACACAGTGGGCGATCTGCTGACAACCCTTGATCTGGGGCTTTCGGTCAGTACGGATACGGCGGCTAAAACACACTGCATCACCGTATACCAGGGGCTTGACCGCACGGTGGAGCAGACCTACCAGGAGCCGTGCATCTTTTCGGCTGAACTGGATGTGCTGGGCGCGCACAGCTTTATAAGCGCCACCGAGGGATACCGCAATGTGGCCTATGTGTACGGTGCGGATCACACGGCGGTGATCGGGGACGCGTTTGCGGGCGTGCAGCGCCGGGAAGTGGTGGTGGAGGCCAGCGACATTGCCCAAACCTATACGGATGAGAACGGGGAAAGTGTGACGATCACGCAAACGCAGCTGAACAATGCGCTCAAGCAGCGCGGCCTGCAGCAACTGAGCAGCCTTAGGCCGGAGCAGACATTGACCGCCGCGCTGACCCCGGACACGCCCCTGCACTACGGAACGGATTTTGACCTGGGTGACCGCGTGACCTGCCTTGACCGGCGCTGGGGCGTGGCCATGAACGCGCGCATTACGGAAATTACGCAGGTGTGGCAGAACAACGAAGCAACGCTGGAGCTGGTGTTTGGGGAAGGCACCCCGAGCCTACGCGCCGCGCTGCGCAACTACGCAAAGGGAAGGTAAGGGCGATGGCGGAGAAATCGAGTTTCTTTAATAGCATCAGCGGGGATCGCCGCTACAAGGCCGAGGACTGGGCGGAGTACTTTGCAGCCTTTGTGAGCAACGGCGTGCTGATGCGCGCGAGCGGAACGCTGGCGGTCACGGCACTAGCCGGGAGTATGGGCGTTACGCTGGCCGCAGGCGCAGCCATGATCAACGGGTACCGCTACGAGAACACCGCCGCGCTTTCGCTTTCGATCGGCACAGCGCATGCAAGCCTGGGGCGCATCGATGCGGTGATGCTCCGCTGGAGCCGGGCGACACGCTCCATCTATGCCTGCATTGTGCAGGGCACGCCCGCCGCGACGCCTGCCGCGCCTGCGCCTACCCGAAACGCCGATATCTACGAACTGTGCCTGGCGACGGTGCTGGTGCCTGCAGGGGTGACGAGCATTACCCAGAGCCGCATCACGGACAAGCGGCTAAGCAGCGCGGTGTGCGGCGTGGCAACGATGATCGGCGAGCTGGATACCGGCACGCTGTATGCGCAGATACAGGCGGCGCTGGCAGAATTCCAAACCGGGGCGATGGCGGATTTTGCCGACTGGTTTGCGACGGTACAGGGCATCCTGGGCACAGACGAAGCCGGAAACCTGCTTACGCTGATTGACAGCAACACGCTGGCGATTGAAGATAACGCAAGCAGCATCGCGGCGCTGGCTGCTCAGCTGAAAAGCGGCGCACGGGTGGAGATACAGTTTGGGGCTGTTACGGTAAGCGCGGCGGCGGCGGGCGCGACCGAGTATTCCTTTAATTTCAACAATCCGTTTACCAAGGTACCGCTGGTGTTTCCGGCGGTGATCACATCCGCGCCGCAATCCCGATCCGTAGCGCCGCTCTCGCGCAGCGCGACGGGCATGACCATCAGCGTATACAACGCGCTGAGCGCCGCGAGCATTACGGTGTGGTGGATCGCTATTGCATAAAGGAGGCAGCCGAACATGGAATCCTATTATATTGATTGTGCGGAAGGCGGCCGCGTACGCGCGGCATCCGGCGATACGCCGGTCGGCGTGCTGATGGCAGTGCCCGAAGGTTTTACTCCGGAAAACCAAATGGATTATCGCATGGAAAACGGCGAGCTGCTATACGACCCGTTGCCGGAAGAACCGCCTATGCCCACCGATGCGCAGCGGCTGGCCGCTGTGGAAGCGGCATTGCTGGAACTGGCACTGGGAGGTGAGCTGGATGGCTGATTTTTTAGCGCTGCAGGTGCACATGGGACGCATCACGATTGCACAGGTGCCGGAGCGGTGGCGGGATGCGGTGGGAGCGCTGCTGGGGGGCGGTGGTGCCCCGTGACCACGGAAACGTGGTTTATCCTCACCTACCTTGTGCTGCTGCTCCTGCTACTGTATACGGGGTATCGATATGGGGATTGAAAGCGGGCGTGATAGCTCGCTTTTTGAATGCACAAATCACCTGAATAACGGAACGGGGAGGAACCGGACATGAGCAAACCAACCGGTGCGGCGGTGGCCGCGAGAGCCGTACAGGCAGTAGCCGAGGGGCACACCTACCAGCAGATGGATTGTCAGGCGTTGATTGAGTTCTGTGTGCAGCAGTGCGGTGGCAAGATGGCGTACGCTGGCAGCAACGATATGTACCGCAACGCACAGGTGTATCTGGCGACCATCGCCAACGCCAAGGCCGAGGGCAAGCTGGTGCCCGGGGCAGGGCTGTTAATCGTAGAGGAGGTAAACGCCGGCACGCCTGCCAAGTACTGCGGGGACGGCCTGGGCGACGCCACGCACATCGGCTTCTATGTAGGCGAGAACGCGCTATCCGATGTGGACAGCAAGGGGCGCAAGCGCACCTGCAACGTGGTGCATTCTGGCCAGACCATGGGCAGGGTAGCGGGCAGCACGCTGAAAAACGGCTGGACGCATGTGATGCTGTTTCGGGAGATCGATTACGGCTTTGATATTGCTACAGGGGTTCAGCTGGGCGGCGCATTGGATGCGGCGGATATCGTCAAGGATGATCCGGAGGGCTTGGGTGTGGCCACAGGCACGGCGGAAAAGCCGGACGTGAGCCGGTACTATACCGTCAAGCGCGGGTGCGTCGGCGGGGCGGTTAAGCGCCTGCAAACGTGGCTCAACGACATTGGCGGCGGGAATGCGCTGGCCGAGGATGGGCATTTTGGTGCTGCGACCGAGGCGGCGGTGCGCGCGTATCAGCAGGCTTGTGGGCTGGTGGCGGACGGCATCGTGGGGCCGAAGACCTGGGCAACGTTGGCGGACGCGCGTATCGCAAACCTGGAAAGCAAGTAAGCGTTGACGTAAATCCATAATTATACCAAGGAGGATATGTGCATGGAAACCACATGGGACAAGATCGTTAAGGTACTGGCGGTCATCGGGGGCGCTGTAGCAGGCGCTTTTGGCGGGTGGAACTGGCTGCTGGTCGTGCTGCTGGGGGCTATGGTGGCAGACTATGTGAGCGGCGTGACCGTCGCCTGGATGGGCCGGAGCCTCAAGACCGAGTACGGCGGCCTTTCCAGCAAGGTGGGCGCGATCGGCCTGGCCAAAAAGGGCTTGATGCTGATGGTGGTGCTGATTGCCGCGCTGCTGGACCGCGCGCTGGGCAACAACACCGCGATGTTCCGGGATGCCGTTTGCTGGTTTTATATTGCCAATGAGATCATCTCGCTGATGGAGAACATGAGCCTTGCCGGGGTAAAGTTCCCCAAGAAACTGCAGGAGCTGCTGGGGCAGAAAATGCAGGAGAGCGGCGGGGCTGTTGGGGATGATGCGGGTACCCCTAAGAGCGATGCAAAAGAATAACCGAGATTTAAGTAAGCGCGCTGGCCTTGAGAGGCTGGCGCGTTTTTTATTTGCTCTTATATACGATTCATTCAATATAGATACCGCAATTCGACTTGACATATTGCGCAATATTGTGTAACATGCAACTGTCGGGAGGGGATAGGATGAATCCAAGACAGAAGGCGATCAAGAAGCTCAAGGAGGCAGGTTATGAGCTCAAACGCAACGGTGCCAATCATGACATATACTTCAGCGCGGAAACCAAGAAAACCATCCCCATAAAAAGACATGATTTTGATGAAGATGATCTCAGGTACATTCTCAAAGAGGCGGGGCTAAAATAAGCCCTGCCTTGGAGATGCCGATATAATATAGGAGGTATTGGGATGAAAGCGATTTATGCAGCGGTGCTTTGGCCGAAGGATAACGGGAACGGATATTTTATCAAGGTCCCGGATGTGCCGGGGTGCGCGACCAGCGGTAAGGATTTGGTAGAAGCCATGGAAATGATGCGTGATGCGCTGGCGGGATGCTTGTGCGTGCTGGAGGATACGGGCGAACCATTGCCAGCTCCGCGCTTGCCTGCGGCGATTTCATGCGAGCCGGGCGAGACGCTGGCGCTGATCGACGTGGATACAATCAAGTATCGCATGGAGACTGACAACCGGGCGGTGCGGAAAAACGTATCACTTCCTGCATGGATGGCTACCATGGCGGAAAAGAAAGGAATCAACTGCTCACAGGTGTTGCAGGAATCCCTTAAAAGAATGATTGGGTAA